CTAAAATATCCAAATGTATATCCAATACTTTTAGTACAAAATACTAAATCAAAACAAATTATTGAAAATGCCTTTAAAGAGGTAGCTCCAATAATACCAACAATCAACAATATAAAAATACAAGTAATGAATTAATGAAAATAATATTTGATATAGAAACTAATGGTTTCTTATCAGATGCTACAGATATATGGTGTATAGCTATAAAAGATATAGATACAAAAAAATTATATTCTTTTAAATTTAATGAAATACATAAAGGTCTAAAATTAATTAGTGATGCTGACTTATTAGTTGGTCACAATATTTTAAAATTTGACTTACAAGTAATTAAAAAACTATATCCTGACTTTAAATATAAGGGTGAAATATTTGATACCTTATTATGTAGTAGGCTGATATGGACTAATAGAACAGACGAAGATTTTAAACTACAGCAAGTACCCAGCAAATTAATTGGAAGACACTCTTTAGAAGCGTGGGGTTACAGACTTGGTTTAAGAAAAGGTGACTTCATAAAGACAGGAGATTTCTCTCAATGGTCTCAGGAAATGCAGACTTATTGTGAGAAAGATGTAGATGTTACCTTAGAATTATATAACTTAATTCTGCAACAAAAATATTCTCCTGAAGCAATAAGGCTAGAGCACTCTTTTGCCGAATGTATTGTTCGCCAAGAAGCACAAGGATTTACCTTTGATGTGGCTTCTGCAAAGAAGCTGTATGCCTCACTTGCAAACAGAAGGTTGGAGTTGGAACAACTTCTAACTTCAGCCTTCCCTATAAGAAAAGTATTTGTAGAAACCTTTAGGCCAAAACGAGATAATAAAACTAAAGGTTATGTTAAAGGTGTACCTATTAAAAGATATAAAGATGAAACTTTTAATCCTAATAGTAGAGACCATATTTCTAGTAGACTTATAGCTAAAGGTTGGAAGCCTAAGGTGTTTACACCTGATGGTAAACCTAAAGTTGATGAAACAGTTTTAAGTAGTCTTCCTTATGAGGAAGCTAAAATATTATCAGAACATTTTTTAGTACAAAAACGAATAGCACAATTATCTGAAGGAAAAAACGGATGGTTAAAATTAGAAAGAGATGGAAAAATTTATGGACAAGTCATTGAAAACGGAGCAGTCACAGGAAGGTGTACCCACAATAGCCCAAATGTTGCTCAAGTACCTTCTAATTCCGTACCATTTGGTAAGGAGTGTAGGGCTTTATTTATTCCTAGTGATGGCTACAGCCTTATCGGTTGTGACGCTAGTGGCTTGGAGTTACGTTGTCTTGCCCATTTTCTTACTAATTACGATAATGGGAGTTTTAAAGAAGACTTACTTGGTGGCGATATACATACCAAAAACCAAAAAGCTCTCGGACTTGCCAGCCGTGCTCAATCTAAAACTACGATATATGCTTTCATTTACGGAGCAGGAAATCAGAGGCTTGGCGACATTGTTGAAGGTGGAATTAAAGAAGGAAAAGAACTCAGAAGAAAACTTTTAGAAACTTTACCAGCATTAAAAAAATTAAAAGATGATGTTCTAGTTAGGTATAGAAATAATAATTTTTTATACGGATTAGATAAAAGAAAACTATTAATAAGAAGTGAGCATAGTAGCTTGAATACTTTAATTCAATCTGCTGGTGCTCTTATAATTAAACAAGCAACAATAATATTACATAGGAAATTTAAAGAAAATGTTTATACAAAAAAAGACGTTTCTATGGTTGCTCATATTCACGATGAGTTACAGCTTGAAGTTAAACCAACTCTTGCTGATACCGTAGGTAAACTAGCAGTACAATCAATCAAGGATGCAGGTACGCATTTCAACTTTAGGTGTCCACTGGATGCTGAGTATCACATAGGAAATAACTGGAGTGAAACTCATTAGTTGGTGGGCGTACTCAGACTTGAACTGAGAACATAATTAAATGCAAGGATTTTAAGTCCTTTGTGTTTACCAATTTCACCATACGCCCTTATGAACAAACCATTTAGCAAATATGATTTTATCACTGACCTGAAATATGGCACGGACAGTGAAAAAAATATATCAGAAATTTTAGGTTTAAATGGGAAAGAATTTGAAGTCAAGACAGAAAGAGATTGGTGGACTAAGACAGGAAATATAGCCATTGAATTAGAATGTAATAAAAAACCTTCAGGAATAAATGTAACTGAAGCTAAATATTGGGTACACGCCTTTCAGGATAAGGCTGGCTTATTCTGTTTTGTAATAATGCCAGTAAAAATTCTTAAAGAAATAGTAGAAAAATTATTAGCCAATGGTGTCAAGCCTAGAATGGTTGGAGACGGATATAGAAGCAAGTGTCTAATCATAAGAAAAGAAATGCTTCTTAACTATGGATTTTATAAAAATGAAAATTTGGAAGATATTATACAAAAGCCTAAAGCTACTAAGTAGATACAAAATACCTAGTTTTCAAACAGAAACATTTCCTGAAGTAAATGACTTTGTTTTTATACATTGGGTTGATGCGAACAGCTCGGCTGAATGGACAGAAATTAAAAAAGCAAAGAAAACAAAATTAAGCAACTGTTTATCAACAGGATGGTTAATTAATAAAAACACAACTGAAGTCACAGTAATGAGTGACTTAACGTGGGATGATGATGGCTCAATCAAGGAAGGTGGAAATACTACAACTATTCCTATGAGTAACGTCATCCAAATTAATAAATTAAAACTTAAATTGGAGTAGTTATGGTTAGAAAGATAAGAGCTAAGAAAAGGACATTATTAATAGATGGTTCTATATTGGTATATAGAATTGCTTCTGCTATTGAAGTAGCGACAGAATGGTCACACGATATGTGGACATTACACGCTGATGCTAAAACAGGTAAAGATATTGTAGACAATGAAATACAAAGATATTTAAAACAACTTAATTGTAAAGATGCAGTTGTAGTTTTAGATGATAAAGAAAATTTTAGAAAAAAATTATTACCTGAATATAAATCTCATAGACGTAAAATAAGAAAACCAATTATTCTTAATCCTTTAAAAGAATATTTAAAAACTAAATTTGATGTAAGAATATTTCCTACATTAGAAGGTGATGATACTCTTGGTATTTTAGCAACATCAGAATTTAAAGATGATTGTATTATATTAAGTGCAGATAAAGATATGAGAACAATACCTTGTTTCCATCACTTTATGCACGATAATCATACAGAGCTAGTTGATGAGCCGACAGCAGATTATAACTTTATGTTTCAAACTTTAACTGGTGATTTAAGTGATGGATATAAAGGATTAGAAAAATGTGGTGCTGTTAAAGCTGAAAGAGTTTTACAAAAAGTAAATAAGACTTTACCTGAAATGTGGAAAGCAGTTGTTGAAGAATACAAACGAAGTGATTACTCAAGTAAAGATGCTTTGCTTCAAGCTAGAATGGCAAGAATATTAAGAAGCACTGATTATAATTTTAAAACTAAGAAACCTATATTATGGCAAGCTCCAAAGATAAAAGAACGTACAGTACAATAAAAGAACACGGTCACGATATGACTTATGAAAATGAAGTTATATATGATGTGGATGACAGAGGAAGCTCAGACTTAACTCGTCAAATAGATACTCTTAAAGAAGAAAATGAAAAACTTAAAAAAGATATGGACATCTTAACAGACAGACAAACAATAGAGTTACTAACTAAAGACAAAGAAATTGAAAATTTAAAAAAGAAACTTTGTAAATGTGATGACAAATAAAGATATGTTTAAAGGTACGACTTATGATAGTTTAAATAAACAGGTTGATGGCGACCATTATAAAGGAATGAAAATACAGCCTGCCGAATTTATAAACGAAAACAATCTTCCATTTGCTGAAGAAAAAGATATAGATAAAGCAATTCATTATTTACAAATGATAAAAGAGAGAGACTATTCTTAAATAAAAACATCACTTTAGATATAATTATGAATAAAAAAGAAAAACAAGTCGTTAAAACTATAGACGACATAAAATTGCCAGTAATCCCTAAGGATTTACTGGATGCTTTAGACGTATTATTTCCTGAAAGAACTCCACCAATTACAATGGAGTACAAGGAAATATGCTTTAGAAGTGGACAAAGAAGTGTAATTAATTTCTTACACGAAAAACAAAGACAACAATCAGAAAATGTTTTGGAGGACAAATAGTATGTGTGGTTCAATATTTAGACCAAAAATGCCTGCTCCCCCACCTGCTCCTGAGCCAGTTATTATAGCACCTGCTGTTACTGAGAATAAACAAGCTAGTGCTAAACCTGCTGGATATACTGGAACAAGTGCGAAGGCTTCTGCGTATGACAGAAAAAGAGTTGGTTCATCTAAATTAAGAATACCTATCGTTGGAGGTGTCTAATTAGATGGTTAGTGAAAATTATGGCGTAGGCTATAACTCTGACACTATAGAAGGAAGATATAATATATGTGCTAGAGATAGAGAGTTATTCCTTGAAAGAGGAAGAGACTGCTCTCAATATACAATTCCCACTCTTATACCTGATGAAGGTCATACTTCTACAACTCGTTTCTACACAACTTATCAAGGAGTTGGAGCTAGAGGCGTAAACAATTTAGCATCCAAACTCCTATTAACATTACTCCCCCCAAACGCACCGTTCTTCAGATTTTCAATAGACAACTTTGTATTGAAAGATATGGAAGGTGATGAAAATTTAAAAACTGAAATTGATAAAGGTTTAGTTGAAGTTGAAAAAGCAGTAATGGAAGATATAGAAATATCATCTGACAGAGTTGCTTTATTTGAAGCCATCAAACATTTAATTGTTGGTGGAAATGTTTTATTATTTGTATCAAAAGAAGGACTTAGAGTTTTTCCTTTAGAAAGATATGTTTGTAAACGTGACCCAATGGGTAACGTATTAGAAATAATTACAAAAGAAACTATTAATATAAATGTACTTCCTGATGAAGTTAGAGAAGCAGTTTATAAAACTACTGACCCTGAAGACGTAGGTGAAAAAACTTGTGACTTATATACTTGCGTTAAAAGAGGTAAAACTAAATTTGAAGTTTTTCAAGAAGTTAAAGGTATTGCGATTAAAGAGACTTATGGTACTTATCCAATAGAGAAAACTCCATATATGCCTTTAAGAATGATTAGAGTTGATGGAGAAAATTATGGTCGTTCTTATGCTGAAGAATATTTAGGAGACTTAAAATCATTAGAAGGTTTAACTAAAGCAATCGTAGAAGGTTCATCTGCTTCAGCTAAAACTTTATTTTTAATTAAACCAAATGGAACTACTAGAGCTAGAGCATTAGCTCAATCAGAAAATGGAGCAATCATAGAAGGTGATGCTAATGATGTCTCTACATTACAAGTACAGAAATTTGCAGACTTTAGAGTAGCTCAAGAAACTATGGCTAAGATAGAACAAAGATTATCTTATGCCTTTTTATTAAATGCTTCTGTTATTAGAGATAGTGAAAGAACTACAGCAGAAGAAGTAAAATTAACTGCTCAAGAATTACAAGATAGCTTAGGTGGTATTTATGGAATTTTATCTCAAGAATTTCAATTACCATTTGTTAGAAGAAAAATAGCTATATTAGAAAAAGCAAACAAACTACCTAACTTACCTAAGAAAGTAGTAAGACCTAAAATTGTTACAGGTCTTGAAGCATTAGGTAGAGGTAACGATAGAAATAGATTAGTACAATTTTTGCAAACATTAGCAGGAACTTTAGGTGCAGAGGCCGTAGTAAAATACGTAGATGTCTCTGAAGCTATAGCTCGTCTTGCAACTGCTGATGGGATTGAAGTAAAGGGATTAATTAAATCTCAAGAAGACCTTCAGGCTGAGGCTCAACAACAACAAGAACAAATGATGCAAGACCAACAACAACAAGCCTTGACACAAGCTGGTGGTAAAATCGCAGGTAACATACCTCCGAAATCAATAGGACAAGCACTAGCTCAACAACAAGGTTTACCAATGGATGAAACGGAGGAATAATGGTAGATAAAGTTGAAATAAACCAAGAAGAAAATAATCCTACGGTAGAAGAACAGGCTCAAGCTCAAGAAAAAACCCAAGAGGCTCAAACTCCTGAAACAAAGAGTGAGACTTCTGAGACTAGACCTGAATGGCTTCCTGAAAAATTTGCTAATGCTGAAGAACTGGCAAAGGCTTATGGTGCTTTAGAACAGAAAATGTCAGCACCTAAAGAAGAAGCTAAACCTTCTGAACCGTCAGAAAATAAAACTGACCAACTTAAAATAAATCAGCAAGAAGCTGAGAAAAGTTTAGGTTTTAGTTTAGATAATTATTATAATGAATTTGCTGAGACAGGAACACTGTCAGAAAAATCTTATGGTGATTTAGCTAAACAAGGATTAGATAAACAAGTAGTTGATGGCTACATAGCTGGACAACAAGCCTTAGCTGATAATCACGTTAATAGTATACAATCAGTTGTAGGTGGTAAAGATAACTATGAAAACATTGTTAAATGGGCTTCAGATAATTTAAGTAAAAATGAAGTAAGTGCATTTAATCAAACAATGGATAGTGGTACTTTAGACCAAGCTCAATTAGCTATATCAGGTATTCAAGCTAAGTATAATCAAGCGAACAATGAACCAAGTTTATTAGCTGGAAATAAAGCTAATGCTTCAACTGGTGCATATCGTTCAGTAGGAGAAATGCTTAGAGATATTAACAACCCTAAATACGCTACGGATAGTGCATTTAGAGCTGATGTAGAAGCTAAAGTAAAAGCATCTGATGTTATATAATGGCTAGAGACTACAAAAGCGAATACAATAATTATCACTCCAAGCCTGAGCAAAAGAAAAATAGAGCTAGTAGAAATTTAGCTAGACGAATTGCTAAGAAAAAACTTGGAGTGAAAGCTGTTGCAGGAAAAGACATACATCATAAAGATGGCAACCCAAAAAATAATAGTAAGTCTAATTTATCTGCAACAAGTAAATCATACAATAGGTCAAGAAATGCTTAATTTTATATTACCAATTTTAAAAAATCCTTTGACAAGAATGGTGTCCTCTAAAATTATTGGAGGAATACAACATAAAATGGAGAAGGATAAAATTATTAGAGCTAAAGAAATAGAAGCTACAAGTAAAGCTGATATTGCAAAAATTGGCGTACAATTAGAGCAAGTAAGACAACAAGATAACTCGCTGAAAGATGAGTGGTTAGTTATATTTTTCACAACTTTAATGGGATTACATTTTTGGCCACCAGCTCAAGACACTATGGAAAGAGGTTGGCAAATATTACAATCTGCTGACCCTATGTTTTGGTACATAATTTTAACAATAGTAGGAGCATCATTTGGTGTAACTACAATGAACAAACTAGGTAAGAAAAAATAATGAAAAAAAGAAAAACTAAAAAAGTTAAAAAGCCTAAAAAGCCTTCTTACAAAAAGAAATACTAAATGAATAGAATAGTCAGACAGTTATTAAAATATATCTCTGATGTAGAAAAAAAGGCAAAACAAATGAGTTACGTTAAGAATTTAAAAAAAGAAGTTGAGATAGGTGCTAATGGAACTCAAGGTTATGTAATTAAAGCAGGTGTTAATAAAGGTAAAGTATTATGAAAGTCAATGAAAATACATCTGTTGCTATGCCAATCAAAAATATGGTTGGTATTGTTATTGCTGTTGCTATGGGTGTCTTTGCATACACAGAAGTTACAGCTAGATTAACTTCATTAGAAACATCAAGAGAATTATTTCAAGCTGATTTACT